TATAAAAATTAACGTGCCGTATGCTTTAAGCACTACGACCGTTTCATACAAATATATGGTGTTTTACAAAACAGGAAAATAAAAATGGCTCAAAATCGTGATGCGAGAAAAAGAAAAGAATGTGTATTCAAACAAATGGATAAAGGTTTAAACGCATCTGCAGCTTATAAAGCATGTGGATTAAGTTTAGTAAGTAGACAAAAAAAAGAAGGAAAATTTGGTTTAATGACAAAAAAACCAAAAGAAGATAAAGAAACAATTAAACTTTACGATAAAGCATATAGAGCACAGCGTAAAACAAAAAAATAATGATACCAACAAAAAGGAAGATGAAAAGAAAAGAGTTAATAGATAGGGTACAAACTTTAGAATATGTGCTATCTAATGTAATTAATAATGCTAGAAATTTAGAATTAATTATAGATTATTATGTTGAGATGAAAGGTGATGTTAAGAAATTTGAAAAGTTTTTAGACAAGAAACAAGAAGATGCAAACAGCGCCGAACCTGAATCTAAATAATGTTAGTCAAGCCGAAGAGGTATTTGAGCTAGCAAGTAAAGATTTAATATCTTTTGGGAAACTGTTTTTACCCGATGACTTCATGCGGAGTGAAACACCCCCCTTTCATTATGAAGTAGCAGACAATATAGATAACCCTAATGTAAAGCAACTCGCTATAATCCTCCCTCGAGGTCACGGGAAGACAGTTTTAACTAAAGCTTCTATACTAAAAGATTTCTTATTCTGTCCTAAAGATGATATGCATTTTTATGCATGGGTGTCAGCGACTCAGAAGTTATCAGTAGGTAATATGGATTACATAAAATATCACCTTGAATTTAATGATAAAATAAAGTATTATTTTGGGATGACAAAAGGGAACAAGTGGACAGAGGAAGATATTGAATTAAATAATGGGTGTAAATTAATTAGTAAATCAAATGTTGCTGGTATTCGTGGAGGAGCTAAGCTTCATAAGAGATATGACCTGATAATACTTGATGATTTTGAACATGAAGCGAATACAATTACAAGAGACGCTAGAGATAAAAACGCTAATCTTGTCACCGCTGTTGTTTATCCAGCCCTTGAGCCTCATACTGGTCGGTTGCGTGTTAATGGTACTCCCGTACATCATGACTCTTTTATTAATAATTTACTTATTAATTATAGTAGGGCTAAGAAGGCTAAAGTTGATTTTGCATGGAAAATAATAACATATAAAGCAATTACTAAAAATGGAGATTCGTTATGGTCAAGTTTCTTTCCGAAGACAAAACTAGAAGAAAAGAAGAAATTTTATTCAGATTCTGGAAAGCCTCAAAAGTTTTTTCAAGAATATATGATGGAGGTACAAAGCCTTGAAGACTCATTATGGACCAGAGAGCATATTAAGTATTGGGAAGGACGCTATGACTACGATAGTGAAGAAAGCCAGAATTATTTGGTCGTTAATGGAGAAAGATTTCCTGTTAATACCTTTATTGGTTGCGACCCTGCCACCGATATTGATACTAAGGAGTCTGATTTTTCTGTTATCATGGCTATTGCGATTGATTCAGAAAATAATTTATATGCTTTAGAATATGAAAGGCATAGAAGTATTCCAACTGTAGGTCAGAAATCTGCAGATGGTGAAGTGATAGGAAGGAAGGGTGTGGTTGATTATATAATGGATATGCACCAGAAATATCATTGTGTATCAAGTACAGTAGAAGACGTAGCTATGAATAGAAGTGTTTTTCAAGCACTAAATTCAGAAAGAAGGCGTCTAAATAAGTTCAATATCGCTGTTATTCCTGAAAAACCAGGAGGAAGACAGAAGATAAATCGAATATATAGTGGTCTTTCGGGCAGATTTAGTACAGGAACGGTACATTTGCGAGAAAATATGTTTGATTTAATCAATGAAATTGTTACTTTTGGACCTAGAATGGCACACGATGATACCATAGAGACTCTTTATTACGCACAAATGCACTCGTTCCCTCCTGATTTAAGGAAGAATGAAAGAGATTTGTCGTGGTACAAACCTAAAAAGAAGGCGAAGAATTGGATAGTAGCATAATAACAATAGGAGAATAATATGCCTCAGAAAAAAAAGAAAAAACGTTCCCTTCTTGAAGCAATCAATCCTTTCGATAAGGAAAGTAAAGATAGAAGGTTAATGAGAAAAGGCAGAAGAGCTGGCAAGAAAGCTGCGAAAGCAACAGAAGGAATGGTTGGTTTAGGCTCATCACCTGCTAAGAAAAAACCTGTAAAAGGACTTACTTCTGCATCGAGAGCCCGAAAACTTGGAGTTGCTAAAGGTACTAAAGTTCGTAAAGGAGCTGTAGGTGCTAAAAAAACTAAAGGTGGAGATTACGTTAAGTATGAAAAGAAATCAAAAGCTGCTGGTAGTTTTCGTTCAGCTTTTAAATCTGGATGTGCTGGCGGCGCTAAGTCTTTTACATGGGATGGTAGAAGTTATAGTTGTAAAAAGAAATAAGTGATTAGCATTAATCAAATGCGGTCTTTGATTGAGAGTACTTGTTCAAAATTAGGAGATAAGTACTCAAGTCCTGAGGCCGTTGAATTGGTTTTGGCAACTGGAATTGTAGAAAGCCGATATGAATACATTAGACAAATGGGAGACGGGCCTGCTCGCTCGTTCTGGCAAGTAGAGCCAGCTTCCGCTGTAGATAACCTAGCTCATTATTTAGTTCACAGAAGTAGTCTTATGCAAAAATGCGCAGAAGCTAGTTTTGTTGATTTAAAACATTGGCAGAATTATGATGAACAAGTATGGGCTAATATATTAGAAAAGAATATAGCAGCTGGTATTATTCATTGTAGAATAAAGTATTGGAGAGTTCCTAAGAGGATGCCAAATACAATAGAAGGTCAAGCTGATTATTGGAAAAAGTATTACAATACAGAAGGCGGGGCTGGAGACCCAGAACATTTTGTTGAATCAGTTAAAAAGTATTTAAGGTAATTAAATGGCTAGAATGACAAATAAGAAGAGAGCTGAAACAAATAAACAGCTTTGGGATAAGGCAAATTCATCTCATAGACAAAGGTGGCAAGTATTAAGTCAGAAAGGATATGACTTTTATTTAAACGAGCAACTTACTAAAGATGAAACTGATAGTCTCAATGAAGCTGGGATGCCTACATTTACTATTAATAGGGTAACTCCTATTATAGAGATTATGAAGTATTTCGTTACAGCTAATAATCCTAAGTGGAAAGCTGTTGGAGCGACAGGAGATGATGTAGATGTTGCTCAAGTACACTCTGATATTGCAGATTACTGTTGGTATCATTCAAATGGTAAATCAATATATAGTCAGGTTGTTCTTGATAGCCTTACTAAAGGTATTGGCTATTTTATGGTTGATGTTGATAGAGATGCCGATAGAGGAATGGGTGAAGTTGAATTTAAAAAGATTGACCCTTATGATGTATATGTAGACCCTGCTAGTAGAGATTTTCTATTTAGAGATGCTAATTTTATTTCAGTAAGAAAGAATGTATCTAAAACTCAGTTAATGAATTTATTCCCTGAGTTCGCTGGTAAAATGAGAAAAGTTTCAGGTAATGCTGGTAGTATAAATTATTCACAAAGACCTTCAACTGATATACAGTCTATTCAACCTGAAGATATTACAATGGGGATAACAGTAGAAGGCGAAGATGATGATATTATACCATACTATGAAACGTATTCAAAAAAGAAGCATGCTTATAGAAATGTATTTATAAAAATTCTTCCATCAGCCGTTCAAATGCAGTCTATAAAAGATAAAGTTGAAGAAGATATGGCTGAAGCTGAGAAAGAAATAGAAGTTCAGTTAAAAGAAAAAATGTTAAGCATACAACAATCTTTAGAAGCTGGTGAAGTTATACAAGAAAGAGCTCAGCTAGAAATGGAAAGAGCCAGTAAGATGGCTGAAGAAGCTTTGCAAGAAAAGAGAGTTCAATTAACATCTGAGGCTCAGGACTCAGCTACTGTTATAGACCAAAAAGTAATGACAGAAGAAAGTTATAAGATTCTTGCTAATAGCGATGACATGAAAGACCAAATCATAGAAGCTATACAATTTTATGAGAATAGAGTTCACTTAACTTGTACAGTTGGTGATGATATTTTCTTATATGAAAGAGTAATTCCTGTCAAAGAATATCCTATTGTTCCTATTCCTTATATGTATACAGGAACCCCATATCCTATGAGCGCTGTAACTCCACTTATTGGTAAACAGCAAGAGATTAATAAAGCTCATCAGATTATGTTACATAATGCAAATTTAGCTTCTAATCTTAGATGGATGTATGAAGAAGGTTCTGTACCTGAGGAAGAATGGGAACAGTATTCATCTTCACCTGGAGCTTTGTTAAAATATAGACAAGGGTTTTCTCCACCAACACCTATTCAACCAGCTCCTATCAATAATGCTTTCTATACGATTACTCAAGAAGGTAAGGGAGATGCTGAATATATAG